ATCGAGAAGAGTGCTCACGATTATGCTTTACATGCGGCAATAGAGGATTAAATAACATTAAATGGATTAGTCATAGGTCTGAATTTGAGAGCCTTATTAAGGTTTTCGGCTTCATTACCTTTTCTTTCAAGCATTTTGTCTGGACGAAGTCTTTCTAGTCTTTGCATTAGTTCTTCATTTAACTTAATTCTCTCGTCTTTGGCTTCAGTTAAAAGAGAATTGTAATCTAGTTTTACTTCACTATCTGGGACTTTTAGATCTCCAGAGAATTTACCATATATTCTACCTAATGCTTCTTTACAATAGGTCATTAGATATTTTCTTACCCAGTTTTGGGCAGGTCTATTTAATTCGTCCCATTGTAACTGATCCATCGTCACATCTGATGGTAGTCTAACAACGTCTTGGTTTTCCTTTAAACAAGTGTCTCTATCAAAAGTGTCATAATACCAATACCAAACTTTATTATTATTATTTTGAATTGCCCCAAAATCAAATTTACCGCCAGGAACGTTCATTAAATGAATGTATTTTTTACCGTTTGGCCCAGCAGTAATTCTATATGTTAAATCACCACCAATTAATCGGTTTTTAATATTTCTATCTTGCATCCTGAGTAATAAATCAAAAGCAGGAAGTAAGAAATATGAGCCAGATGCACCGACTTGAGCAAAACCACCAACGCCACCAAAGCCAACACCACCAAGACCACCAAAACCGCCCAAGAATGGGTCAACAATTGAATCTGTTAATTCAGCTCTTGAAAACCAAAGTAATTCGTTAATTTCTCTACCGGCAGGGATTTCATAAATCTGTGTGCCACCGCTAAGTGTAATATAGTCTTTTTTTAATTCCCAAGGCCCACCTGCTTGTAAACCAACTATCTTAGAATATGAATACGTGTACTGAGTCTCGTAATTAATATCTCTAGTTGTGAAAGCTTTTGTTAGAGATTGGGTATCGACATCTAGACCGGCTAGTGCAGACCATTGTGATTCAATAAGCCAATCATTAACTAATTGTTCATATTCATTAACAGATAATTCTAGGAAAGAGTCCATTTGTTCTTCTGTTAATTCCACACCTCTTACTGGCATACCCAACAGGTGTAATATCTGGCTATAAAGTTTTTCTTTTTCTGGTGCGCTTATGACAGTACTCATTAAATTACCCTTTAAATATAAATACCAGATTATAGATAAAACTATAGTAAATTCTTAAGCAATTCACTAGCAAAGGTGTCGCCATATTCTCCATCACCCATAACTTGATCAATAATGTTCTTCTTTTTCTGAAGTATATTATATACTTGAATTTCAATAGTGTTGTCAAATACTGGATAATAAACTAAAACACTTTTAGTTTGTCCGTGTCTATAAGCCCTATCTTCGGCTTGCGAATGGTGAGCCGGTACAAAAGATAGATCGTTCATTATAACCCCCTCGGCGGCTGTTAAAGTAATACCAACCCCACCAGCAACAATGTTAGAAATAAAAACTTTTATTTTATCATTCTCTTGAAATTTATCAACGCTTTCTTGTCTTTTTTCTTTGCTCATTCTACCGTCAAGAATCACAGAATTCTTTTTATATTTTTGATGTAGCATATCAAGACTAGCAGTAAAATTTGTGAACACAATTACTTTTTTGTTTTGTTCAATAAATTTATCAATGAGCTCACAGGTATATGGTATTTTTTCTATAGCAATTAATTGTCTAATATTCATTAAACGATTAAGTGTAACTGATATACTTTCTTTCTGTTTGTTTTCTGATGATATTCTTATAAAGTCTTCTAATTCATTATCATAAAATTTGCTTTGAAGCTCTAGATAAACGGGAGTAATGATTTTTTCTGGTAAATCTAATATATCAGTTTTCATTCTTCTTAAAACAAGATTTTTAGTCTTTTCCCTTAATTCATCTAGATTTGATGCTCCGCTAGTATTCCAAACTTTTCTATTACCAATCCTGAACTGGTAGCCCGCACAATATCTTCTAACATAACTTTGCCAATTCAATGCTAATGGTGATTCAACTATTTTTAATAGGTTATAATAGTTAATAGGTCTAGAAGTCATAGGGGTTCCGGTCAATAACCAAACTTTTGGTATTGTTGCTAGAATGTCATTTAATAGTTTTGTTCTTTGTGCTGTTGTGTTTGAAATATAATGTGCCTCATCTACAATAGCTAAATCAAATCCATTGTTTGCAATAAGTTTGTATGCCTCACTATCTTCGCTTTTGTCTGTTGTGTGAAAATTTTTTAAAATATCATAATTGATAATATATAAATCAAATGTTGATCCCCATTTTCTACCTTCAATTAGTAATATTCTTCTATCAGTATAATTTCTAATTTCTCTTTCCCAATTTATTTTAAGCGTTGCGGGGCAAACAATTAAAATCTTTTTGGCACCGCTTTCTAATGCAGCAATTACAGCACATGTTGTTTTACCAAGACCCATATCATCAGCAAGTATATACTTATCATTTGCTAAAAGTTTCTCAATCGCTTCTTTTTGATGACTCATTGGGGGTCTATTATCATAGGGGGTATAATCAATAGTTCTATTTAATTTTTTCTCTTCTGGAATAATAGCAATTTTGGGCATCCAAAATGCATGTAAAATATCTCCGTCAACAATTTTACCCCAAATATGATATGCTTTATCTGTCTCACATAATAACTTTTCCACCCAGATTTGATCTGGTGATTCTGGTAGCAATCTATCTTCTTTAATTTTTTCAGCAAAAGAAGAAAAAAGCCTAACCCATTTTCTTGCGACTTTTGGTATTACTTTTTCATGCTTTATAATGTAATCAGCTTGTGTCCTATTTAAAGAATAGTTCTTAAGTTCTAAAACCTTTCTTTTTAATTCTAAAAGATGGTTATTAGATCCGGCATATGAATAAAGTATCTCCCTCGCTACAATTTCTGGTATTTTAGTTTCCATATAGTATATAATATAGGTAATTCTAAATACTTTATAAACTATTTATACTATTATGAGCAACAAACTACCCATAACACGTTTAAGTAAATTCTTTTCTGATGAAGATTTTAGTTTACAGGTTCAGATAGGTCAAGAATACTTACACGGAGATATAAATCAAAAATTGGTATTATATAGGGTTAATAGACAAAAGACCGATAAGGATGATGTGTATGGCGAAGTTGGTCAAGATGAAATCAAATATTTTCCACCAATTGAGTTCAACGCGTTGGTTAAGGTTGATGCACCGAAAAACTCTAGTTACAAAAGCGGTATGTTAAGGTATCTAGAGCCAGGTAATTTAGTTTTATCTGTTTATATAAAACATTTGGCTGATCTTGGTGTGGATATAAAATATGGAGATTACATTGGATATCCAGAATCAGAAGATAGAATAAGATACTATACTGTAACTAATGATGGAAAAGTCACATCTGACAATGCCCATCATTTATTTGGTTATAAACCATATTACAGAACAATCACTTGTGCAATTGCACAAGATCAAGAATTTAGAGGCGTTTAACATGGGAATACCTAAAAGAAAAAGCGACATACAGATTTACAAGGGTAAAATTCTTACTCAAAGAAGAGAGGAATTATTGAATAAAATAACCAAGTCAGATTCTTATTTACCAGATTCTGTTTTACACGATGACCTGGATGCGGGAATGTTAGAATTCGTGACCAAGAATTTTATTGTGATATCTGAAGGTAAAAAAATACCGGTTATTCCTAAAATATTAACTATACAAAGATGGGCTCAAATTATGAATACCTGGGAATTCTCAGACGATGATGGTAATTTAAAAGTGCCTTTTGTTGGGGTTATTAGAAGACCAGATGTTCAGCCGGGGACAAACCCATCAATTATAAGAACAATACCAGAAAGGCTTCAGTTTCATTATGCATCTGTTGCAACATGGAATGGAACACAAATGGGAGCAGACATTTATAAGATCCCACAACCAGTTCCTGTTGATATTACATTTGAAGTAACAATTGTTTGCACAAAACTTAGAGAATTAAATAGGTTTAATAAAATCATTCTTCAGAAGTTTGCGTCAAGACAAGCATATACTATAGTAAAAGGTCATTACATACCGATTGTAATGGATAAGATTGAAGATAATTCCCCAATCGACCAAATTGACGGCCGTAGATTTTATTTACAGAATTATCAATTTACTATGCTTGGATTTTTAATTGACCAAGAAGAGTTTGAGGTTAAGCCAGCGGTTAGTAGATTTTTCTTGATGAACGAATTTGCTAAAAATACGAATTTTCAAAAAAAATATATTAATAAAAGAATTGATATAACAGTTGCTACGTTTATTGCTGATGGTATGCAAACAGCTTTTGGTGTTGGAGAAAGTATTAGTATGTTATTTAATGTGGCGATAAATGGTCTTTTACAAGAAAGGGACGTTGACTTTTTTCATATTGCTGGGACGTCCAAAATTACTTTTGCGTCACCGCCGCCAGAAGGAAGCACGGTAAACGTAACATATTATAAGGGTAGAAATAGTGTTTTTATTGATAGCTATGGTAAAACATTACAGGTTACAACCGAGTATTTTGATTACAATGGTAGCACTCTTATTTTTACACTAAACAATGCTATTGATAGTGTGGTTAGCTTAGATATAAATGGTCTTATTCAAGAAGAGGGTGCTGGTTTTGAAATCACCGATGAAAGAGAGATAACATTACAAGGTACTCCCGTTATTGGATCAAGAATAGGTGTCACCTATCTTTTTTAATCCTCACCATATATGTCTGTTTTTTTGGGTTTGACCGCTTCTTCTATCATTTTCTCCAGAAGTTTATAAATTTTTAATCCCTTTTTTTCGCAGAATACTTTTAGCATTTCGTGATGCTTTTCACTGATTTTTACGTTTTTAGTTTTATTTTCCATAGTTAAAGATAAATAATGATATAAAAAGATAAATTAGGATATAAATACTAAAAAATCCAGAAATCTTTGCTGAAAACAAAGATATTTATTTGATAAGAATAAAATTATTTAACCAAACATTTATCAATGGCAAATTCAAACAGAGTATTCGTTTCTCCAGGTGTGTACACATCAGAGAAAGATTTAACATTCGTAGCTCAAAGTGTAGGTGTTACAACATTAGGTCTGGTTGGTGAGACTTTAAAGGGCCCGGCATTTGAACCAATTTTAATTTCAAATTTTGATGAATTTAAAACTTATTTCGGTGCTACAAGTCCGGCTAAAGACGGTTCTGGAAATCCAAAATATGAACTTCCTTATGTTGCTAAATCTTACTTACAAGAGTCAAACCAATTATTTGTAACCCGTGTATTAGGGCTTACCGGATATAAGCCAGGCAGAACTTGGGGTATTAAATCCCTAGGAGGTGTAACGCTTGGTACACTAAGCGGTTCTACTACTAATATTAGTTTAATACCAACAAGTGCTGGTATAACTGGTAGTACAATTTATGCAGAATTAACTGGAAAAACATCAACAGAGGGTTCTTCAATAACCGATTATTTGGTTGCCGCAACCAATTCTGCAGGTACTTACGAAAATAACGAATGGTTTACAATCGGTAGTGTTCCTCAATCAGCTACTAGTGGACTTACAGGAACCCAATTGGTTTCACCAATAGGCTCAAACAATAATAAAGAATGGTACAATATATTCTTCACAAAAACCGGCGTAGCAGATTCAACAATTGATGGCGTACATTCATATCTTTTTGTTTATTCAACGGCTTCATCCGCTTTCAACGTAACAAGATTTAAGTATAATGCTTCATTGAATACAGACTACCACGATATGCAAGTTTGCTTATTAAGATCTAGAGGTAGCTATGTTCAAAACGTGTTGACACATAGAGTTACTGGCTCTAGTGTTAATGTAATTGGAGCAAATCTTAGTGTTAATCCATTGTCCGATTTTACAATACAAGTAACAGATATTGCTAATACTGGTAAAACATTTAATTGTTCTTTAGATCAAACATCAACAAAATATATATCTAAAGTTTTAGGTAGTGAAGTGTTTGACCAAGACAAAATTGAGTTTCCATTATATGTTCATGAAGCATATCCAAACTTGGTTTTAAATCTTTTTGAACAGGGTTTAATTAGGGGCTTAAGCACAACTGTTGTTAATACAGTTGAAGGTGATAATTTCATGTATCAATGGGATATGGCCGGTTCATCTAGTGTGGTGTCAGAGGTTAGGGGCGGTAAAGTTTTTGATCTATTCAGTTTCTTAACTATTTCTGATGGAGACGCATCTAATTTTGAGGTAAAAATTACAATACAAAATATTGATCTGGATACTGGTGAATTTGATATTCTTGTTCGTGATTTCGGCG